CCAAGTAGGGTCTCAAGTTCCAAATATCTTTCAAGTTGATCTTTTGACTTTTCCTCGATCATTTCTTTGTCTTGTTTGCCAAGCTTTGCTTTCTTTCGATATTCAAAATTTTGTAATTGAATAGTATTCTCCCTAACAAAAAAATCAGGTTTTACACAAAGTTCCTTTGCTAATCTGATTAGAATTTTGCTGTCTGGCTTTCTTTTGCCATTTTCATAATTGCTCAAAGATTGTTTTGAGATGTCACCCAAATTATTCGCTAATTGCGGTAATGATAATCCAGCCATCTTTCTTGCGGCTTTTAATCTTTCTCCAAACATAAAATTATTCCTTTAATTACTGTTGACAAATTTACTAAATATTTCCGTATTGTCAACACTTAAAACAAGTACATCCTTGAATATCAATCAATATTTTACTTAAATAAAAACGTTATTTAGAAAAGAAAAATTCATCTTTTTAGAAAAGCCTCAGTAGACTTTTACTCATAACTTGTTATAAATCAAGGGATTGTGTTTTCTAAAATCCTCATTAATATAAGTTGAAAATAGATTCTTTAGTAAAGGAGAACCTAACATTAGCCGTATAATTCGTCATTTCTAACGTAGGGCTGTGTGTTGATTCCAACACTATTCAGCAAGTTTTCTCTGTCACACTGAGCGTAGTCGAAGTCCGAGAGTCGAAGGGTCTCAATTCTAAATTATACACTCTACATTCTACATTGTACATTCTCCCCGCTTTTGCCATTAGCTTCATTCACTCATCCGCTTTATTCCGTTACTTGATAGCTCCACAGTTATGTTTTTGCCATTCGTAAAGCAGCCTTAACCCGTCTTTAATTTTATTTTGGCTGCAGGTTGTCTGCTTCACTCATAGTATGTTTCTGTTCCGCTATCACTCCACTTCATTTCGCTCCTTCGATTCATTCAGCTAAACGCACTGTTTGCTGTTTACTTAGCTCGTTAAAAAAGATTGCGTGTTTTTGTACATTTAGCCGCAAACTTTTTCTTAACACTCGCTAAATAAACTAACCTCGCAAACTTAAAAGCTCGCATCTTCATTCCTAATTGTTTTCATTGAACATTTAACATTGAGCACTTAACATTAAAGTTGTTACAAACTTGCTTCATTTAATTGATAAACAATTAACAGCCCTTAAATTAACCAGGTAAACCAAATGAAGGATAGAAAAAGAAATTCTACATTCTGCATTCTAAATTCTACATTGGTAAGCGTAGGCTCATCTTTGCATTGGACAGCCAGTGTTACATAAGAAACATTATATAACAAGCTAATCTTTCTAACCTTCCCTTTTCTTTCTCTCGAAGTCATATAATGTTGCCTTATGTAAACTCGGCACATTACCTTTTCAGTTCATCTTAATATTGGTATAAATTCTCATTACAGATAAAACATTCGCTCAGGGTGGCGCCCGCCCACCGCACACCCATTCGCTTAATTGGAACTTCTTATCTCTTTATTTGTATAATTACATAACAAAAATGAAAACATTAGCATTAATATTATTTATCTATACCTTATCATTCTCTCAGGTAAATGATTCATTTATCTATCCTGAAATTTATGCAGTTGCTCCTACTATTGTAGGTGGTTTAGATTCTTTACAAATGCTTTTGAATTGGCCTAAACAAGGCGAACAAATTGACTTTGAAGGTAAAATATATATTCTTGCTTATCTTGATACTCTTGGCAACCTCGATTCTGCATCAGTAATTAAAGGTTTTGGTTTTGGATTTAATGAAGAAGCAATGCGTGTCATTAAATTAGCGAAATTTACTCCTGCTTATCGCCACAAATTGATTTCAACTAAGAATGCAGTTAAACGAGAATATATTTTAGTTCCTACTCCCATAAGATGGGTAGTACCCTTTACATTTAAGCTCAAATAATTCGTTTTTACATTTACCATTAAACATTGAACATCAAACATTCAGTGAAAAGTCATTTTCACTGAGCTTATATCTCTTCATAAAATACTCTTTACTAAACTTCACTCCCATATCAGATAAAACTTTATCCCTGTCAACACTTTCCTCAATCACTTTTTCTTTATCCAGCAGTTTTATTTTTGGTCGTTCTATACTTCCATAGTTCAACTCACAGTAGTAATCAATAATTTTATTCAAAGATGATTCAACTAATTTTCTGTCACTCTCTCCTAAAAACTGAAGCATTTCTTTATGTACTTCACCAGCTTTATATGAACCAGTTTTTTCTATCTCAGTTGTAAGCGTCACGGTTAAAACCGCTTTGCTTATTTCTCTGTTGTGATACTTCACTAAGTTTTCGTAAAGCTGTCCTATATCAAATTGCGGACTTTCTTTTAACTCAATCCCAAGCGCCTCATCAAATATTGTTATGTTATCAACCACCATTTGTTTTAATTGATCTAAGAACTCAGTTTTCTGTGTTGCAGTAAACGTATTCGGATAACGACCTATCAAATAAGGCATTCCATATCTTTCCATCATTAACTGCCAGTACTCAATACCGCCCTTCTTTAATGTAACAGGCCAGTAACAACGGCTCAAAATCTTTTCACCATAAGGATTTGTAAACGTAGGTTTGTGTTGTGTTAACACAAACTTGTACGGCGGGAGTTTTTCACCATCTTCAAATAAATAAAATCCGTGCTTATATTTTCTAAGTCGTAATTCATTATTCTTATCAAAGATAAACCACTCTTGTGGTTTGCCTGTAATCTTATTAGGACTTAAAATCTTTCCATCTTTTTTCCAGGTCAATTCTACAACAGAATACCCAAAGAAAATTGCATCCATTATCTCAGATATTAAATCATTCATATCAATACTCTCAAACACTTCCTCCAATTCAGTTTGCAGCTTGCTATGCGCTACGCCCTCCGCGCTCTGCTCTGCGATTTCCCATTCCAACTGCATTACCTGCATTTTTCTTTGCTGAATCGTAGCCATTAAATGCGGATCAAGTAACAGATCCCGATAAATCTCATAATCATATTCATTCTCAATCAATATCTTATCAGGATCAGGCAAAAAGTTTGTATAGGTAGTTGATAAATCAAACCTATCTCTCGTCGCTAAATCACTTGTCATTGTTTTCGTTGAAGTTATTGCTGCCATATAAATCCTCTTTGTTCTTTTTACTTTTATCTTTTATCTTTTCTAAAACGCCAGTATTTACTTCTAATCTTGCCACGTTCCAGATGCACAATCTCTTTCAAGTCTGGTGCTTTTGTGGATTTCATCGAATTCAAAAACTGAGAAACAGAATCCACAGTATCATCAAATTCACCGTTTGGAAATTCTTCCATCTCATCCAAAAAAACTTTAAACCAATGTGCATCTTTAGGCAGATAAACTTTACCAGCTTCAATAATTGGTGTAACACTATGCACCCTCGCTATTTTATCATTCTCAACTTTAATTGGTTTAATCGGTAAGATTGTATTTCGTTGTAATTCCTGTATCAAACTTTGCCCGCTCGCTTTATCCTCAATCAATATCTCATTAACCGAATGTAGTTTCGCAAGCTCAACTACTTTTCTTTTCAGTTCTGGAAACTCAACTCTACCCCTCCAAACATCAATCAGATAAAAACCAGTGTTAGTATAAACCCAAGTCGTACAAACCGAATAATCATTTTCCTGGTTTTTCTTAAATGCTGTATCCCAGCTTTGAACTTTCTTAAATACTTGTTGTCTGTAAATATCATTTTCATTTTCAAAAAACTTCCACCAGTTATTTTTAATTATTCCACTTGATTCCTTATCAATAAACTTCCCATAAATCTCTTGGTCCCTTAATGCAGGAGAAATCTGTTTCACCAGCTCATCAATATCATTCGGATCAAGCAAAGGATTATCATAAGAACTGAAATTAAAACTCTTCCACTCCGTTTGTCGTTTTTCGTCTTTCGTTTCTCCTCTCCCATAAAGCTCATAAAAGAGGTGCTTCTCATTCGTTCGCTTAACACTCTTCCCTTTCGGTGTTCCACCAATTAGTACATCCGCCTTATAATCCAAAATCATAGGTAGGATACTTTCATTCCAAAGACTTCTATTCTTTAGAACAATTCCCGCTTCATTAACCACAATTAACGCATAACCAAAACCCTCTATGTTCTCAGGATTGTCAGCACTTCTAAAATCACAAACAGATTTACCTATTCTTAATTCATTCCTGTTACCCCTATACTTCCAGTAATTCCTTGGTAATCCTTTAAGCACAGGCACAAAATATCTCTCAACATATCTTTCAATGTTTCCGTAAATGGTATCAACCCAAAGAATTGGAGAAACATCATTAAGCATCTGTTCAATTACATAATTTGCAAAACCTCGCGTTAAACCAAATCTTCTACCTTTGGCAATAATCTTAAATCTTTCAGGTGCATCAAAAATCTCCCTTTGCTTATCGTGATAAGAAATATCTAATGAAACTTGTTTCTTCATTTTTCGTCTATCGTTTTCCTATTTATCACTATTTCATACTCCCCATTCTCATCTATCTTATCAGCTTGTCCCAGATAGTTCTTTCCCAGCCAGATAAGCATAGATACATTTCCGGCAAGTGCAACTTCAATCTGTTTTCTTTTTAATCGTTGTTTAAGGTTAGCCTTACCTTTTGTAAGAAAATTCTCAAATTTCCTTTTCAGGGTAGAATCATCATACCCTAAAGCTTCAGCTATTTCTTTGTTTGTTAGTCCACAGGCTGCAAGTTTTTCAACTTGCTTTTCGATAGGTATTTCTTTTTTAGCCCTCATCTTATTTTCTCCCATTTAATCGCTTTTTGAAAAGCTCTATTTTAGCTCATTTTTGAAGTATTACTTTAA